TGGTAGAAACGCTGGGAATCTCCCCTAAGGCACAGCTTACTGAATAAGTTTGCATGTAACCCTCTGTAAAAATAAAATTTTTGGTTCCGTGATTAACTACGCCACTAAAAGCGATGTCACCAGTGAAGTTTTGCATTAATTCCTTAGAGGTGGCTGGAGCGGAGTCGGGAAGAGTGTTTATGAGGAGATTACTAACGTCCAAAGTTGCTGTTTGGGGGCCTTCTGGAGCATATTTTATGCTATTTATACCTAAATTCCTAAGAGGCTGAGCAACGGAGGAGTAGTTGGCAGATATAGACTGAACCCCTTGTATACCACTCCCGTTGATGGTGATACTTTCTGCCTCTCTCCTAATTCTCCCTAACATTACCTTATCTTTATTTTACACTAGTTTTTAGGTGTAATATAATAAATAAAGGACTAAGGAGAAATGGCAAACAGTATTTACGACATTCTACCATATGAAGCAGGTGTGGAGTACGACAAAAACCGCATCGTAATGGTGACGAAGCCCTTCGACCAAACAGGCCTTAGCGTACCCAAAAGTATAAAATACTATTATGCCCTAAAAAAATCAACCGGAAGCAACCCAGAAAGCGACAACCAACCAGATTACAGCAGTTCGAACTGGGGCGGATATAAAAACATAAACGGCGAGGCAGTTCCCCAATTTCTCTGGACCCCTTCTTACAATCTTTCTGTCAACCATAGCCCAAGGGTAAATTCGGTCGTTTTTGGTAACGGTTATGAACAAAGGGCACCTGACGGAATCTATACAGGGCTTATTAAAATGGAAATGACCTTCGAAATGAGAAGCGATGCGGAAGCTAAAGCGATTTTACATTTTCTAAGAGCAAGAAAGGGGGCCTCTAGCTTCATAATTAAAAATCTTCCTGAAATATATGGAGATTCGGGGTACAAAAAACGCTTCACCTGCCCAAGCTTTAACAGCACTTTCGCTTTCTACAATAATCACACCATAAAAGCCTCCTTCTCTGAAACCAACAATTAAAAATGCCTGATTATGCGCCAGACAATGTTAGAGCCCGATCCTCGATCAAATCTTTAAACTTTGAGCTCGCCAACCTTTCCCCCTCATCAATAATTACATTATTTGAAATTGACTTGAATAAACTTATTGAATCAAAAGGGATCACTTTGGGAGCAGACGCCGTCTCCATGGGTGTAACGGCAGACGTCAACGATGGTATTTTAAGATTCCACAACAACATAAAGGTTTTTGATTCTTTTGTTGTTTGGCAAGGTAGGAAATATTGGCCAGCTCCAATCAATGCCGAAGGGTTCGAGTCCAGCACCAAAGGAACCCTTCCCCAACCTTTGCTTTCTATCGCAAGCCAATCCGAAACAGGAACCGACCAATTAGCGTTGTTAAAAAATCAAATAAGAAAATTTGGAGACATTATCGGCTCGAAAGTTACCCGACGAAGAACCTTTGCCAAATATTTAGATACTATAAATTTCCTCTCTGGACCTACGCTACCCCCAAGCTCTGCCATCACCTTGCCTGACGGTTACGAACCGGACCCTTACGCTGAGTTGCCTAAGGATGTTTACTATATAGAAAGAAAACAAACAGAGAACAAAAATGTTCTCACTTATCAACTTTCTTCTATTCTTGACCTCGAGGGAACAAAAATACCCAGACGCATAATTAACGCTGATAAATGTGTTTGGCAATACAGAGGAATAGGTTGTTGGTACCAACACGCCGAAACGATAAACAATGCGATCGAAAGTCCAGTACCCCTTTTAGAAAAAGCGCAGCTGGAGACAATCAACCAAGACCCGCTTTCCCTCAAAACCGGTTTGCCCAAAAACGCACCCCCCGTAGCTAATGACAAAAACGAAAGGCTTGGTCCCGGAAAGGACCTAGGAAAATGGAACATAGACGTCGAATACAAGACTGGAGATTATGTATTTTTAGAGAAAGAAAAAATAAAGTATTACTTCGTTTGCGTAAAAGACAATGGGCAAGGCGACACCACTGATGCTATCCGACCCCCCAACCCAGAGTACTGGAGCGCAGACGAATGCTCCAAAACCCTTACCGGGTGCCGAATGAGATGGGGTTCCCAAAAAGGGAAAGTCCACGACACGGGTTGTGCTATCAAAAAAGGACAACTTCCTTTCGGAGGCTTTCCGGCAGCACGCAAAATATCTCAACAACGATGACCCTAGAAGAAACAACCAAAATATCAATAAAGAGCCACGCCACAAAAGACATCCCGAGAGAATGCTGCGGTCTTCTCATCGAAGAAGACGGGGACCTTCAAACCTTAGAATGTCAAAACGTTTCTGAGGTGCCGACCCAACACTTCTCCATCAAGCCTTCTGATTATGTAAAAGCCTCTCGCCGCGGAAAAATAAAAGCCGTATACCATTCTCACAATTCTAACAATAACGAATTTTCTCCGAATGATATGATCCATAGTCGGTCTCACAAAATACCATTCGTCTTGTACTGTGTTGAAAAAGACTCCTTTTCCGTTTTTGATCCACGCAAAAATAAAACGTTCCTATACGATAAAACTTTCAAGCTGGAAGAAAGCGACTGTTACACCGTAGTCAAAGACTACTATAAAGATCTAGGAATAGAATTAGCTGATGTAAAAGGGTGCAGGTTGGACCCGACGTGGCACAAAAAAAACCCAAGTCTTATAGAGGATTTATTTAATTTAAACAAGCTCAACCCCCACCTACCCATTGTCGAACTTCCCCCAACCTCCGAAGTAAAAAAGCACGACGTAATTGTTTTCGAATTTGTAAAGGGGATCGGTCCCCATCACGTAGGTGTATACCTAGGAGACGGAACTATAATTCATCACCCACGAAACAAATACGTATGTATCGAAACGCTAAACGAATCCTTGAAAAAAACAATATGTAAAATATATCGCCATGAGCAATTTAGTTAACATAAAAATTCACGGGATACTTGGTGAGCAACTGGGTCAGTCAGAATGGAACCTAGCCGTAAAAAGCGTCGGGGAAGCCATAAAAGGAATACAATGTAATTCTAAAAAACTCTATCCACAACTACTTGAAAACGACAAAAAAAACATCAAGTACAGAGTCCTTATAAATGACAAGGATTTCTCAATAGAAGAAGGCGCAGACCCGAACACTCCCGAAGGAATAACCTCCTCGGAACTAGTGATTGAAAGAGATTCGATTAAAACAATAGATATAGTACCTGTTATAGAAGGCTCTGACAACATAATGTCAATCGTAACAATTATTGTGGGTGTTGCTTTGATTTGGACAGGCGTAGGAGGTGCCTTGGCAGCCGGAGGACTTTCATCTATGACCGGAATGCAAGGGGCAATGGTACTCGGAGGAATAGGGCTAGTAGCCGCAGGGGTGACCAACCTACTCACACCCATGCCTAAATTTGGAGATTTCCGAGAAATAGAACAGGGAGGAGGCCGTTCGTATCTTTTCAACGGCCCCCAAAACACAATAAAAGAAGGGGGTCCGGTTTTTGTGGGATACGGTAGGCTAATGGTCGGCAGTCATGTTATACAGTCAGCCACGGATACTGTTAACGTTAACGCGGGGGTTGCGCCCAAGGATACGTGGGGGCTAACAAACTACGGTCTCCTTTACAACATTCCGGGAGCCGAAGGGGATATTAGAGTCGCGACGGCAAGATGGAACGACGACCCCCCAACCCCATAGCTTACAATGAATAAAGACAATTAACCATGGGAAACAAATACAAAGCACGCCCAATTGTAACTGATGTATCAGCCGTTCAAATTGGTGGAGGTCTAGCGGCCCCCGACAACACGGTTGTTTCGAGATCTTTCGCAGAAGTCGTAGATTTAATAAGCGAAGGGACCATTGAGGGGGTCGTAAGCGGAAAATATATCCTCCAAGGGAAACAAGGAGAGACAGGATACCAAGACATAGAATTTGCCCATTACACTGCAACAGGAATATTGGGCAAGCCCGATCCGGACACCGAAGCAGCACTTCTTCAAAGACAAGACTTGGGCTTTTTGCAATCCGTCTATTGGAATGACATACCCGTAGTCGATGCGGGCGGGTTTTACAATTTTCCCTCCGTAAACCTTCAGTATGTAAAAGGAAATCCTGCTGGAAATATCCCCTTCCTAAACCCTGACATGAGCACTTATGCGGGCATTTCGGCTACCGAAGAGCTAGACTTAACAATTCACAGATCAATAGGGGAAAGACTTTACGGTCCTGAAATCCAAGGAGGAGACGACTCCCCTACGGATAAAAAAAGTGCCCAACTTAAAAAAGGAGTACCAATAGACAAGTACGCCAAAACCTACACCATACTGAATAAGGAAGTAACTCAAATAGAAGTAAATATTAAAGTATCTGCACTTGTGGAAAACATACAAGCTGGCCCCAAAAAGTACAAGAAGAAAAAACCCGAGCGATTAAAACGTTACGGATCCGCGGCTGTAGGGTACGGAGATTCAAAGGCTCGAACCATTGAATATCAGATTTATTACCGACCCATGTTCGATCAAAGATTTTCTGACACCTCCGCAAAACAGGGAGCGATCATCAAGGAAAAAACCTCCCGGCCCCTTGAGACGTGGAAGCTAGGAAAATCGGAGAACATCACAGGAAAAATAGATACTCCCTACATAAGGAGGTCAACCATACCCCTAACAGGAAAAAACTACCAAGATCAAGAAGGGTTCGAAGGATGGGAGATAAGAATACTTCGATCAACACCCGAATCACTAACTTCCTTCCTAAGGAACTCAAGTTTCGTTGACTCAATCGTAGAAGTATACGGCACAAGGTTACGTTACCCCTACTCCTCTATGGTGTATTCTCAATTTGACGCACGCTCCTTTACCAGAATACCTTCCCGATCTTACGACGCCAGACTGATAAAAGTTAAAGTACCCAATAATTACGATCCAATTACCAAGACTTATGGAAGAAGTGATGCCAACGATTCCGATCCCGCCGTTGCGCAAAAATTAAAAACGGGCTCCCCAGACTGGACTCCGGCAGATGCACCCACCAAGAAAACAGACTGCGCCACGGTAACAAATTCGTTTTGGGACGGCGAATTTAAAAAAGATACAAACACGTACGGGGCTACCCCCGAAGGGGCCTACTTGCGAGAATGGACAGATAACCCTGCTTGGTGTTTTTATGATCTCATGAGTAATCCGCGTTACGGTCTTGGCGAATTCATAGAGGAAAACCAAATAGACAAGTGGACACTTTACGAAATAGCTCAGTACTGTGATGAATTAGTACCGGACACCTACGGATCCCTTGAGCCCAATTTTACCATCAACTATCTAATAAACTCTCGAGAAGAAGCGTTTAAAGTACTAAATGACCTCACTTCTATTTTTAGAGGAATCTCCTATTATACAAATGGGGGTATTTACGCTGTACAGGATAAGTACCGAAAGGCAATTTACCAATTCAATAATTCGAATGTGATAGATGGAAACTTCACCTATCAAAGCTCCTCTCAAAAGGCGCGCCACACCGTAGCTATAGTGAGGTACAACGATAAAAAGAACTTGTACCAACCTGCACTTGAATACCTAGAGAACGAGGAGGGCGTGAGAAGGTACGGAATTCGAGAAATAGAAACAACAGCTCTTGGTTGCACAAGTCGAGGACAGGCTAGACGCTTTGCGAAATGGGTGTTAGCCAGTGAATTTAACGAAACTGAAACTGTTAGCTTTTCCGTTGGGCAAGATGGTGCTTTTTTGATGCCCGGAGATGTTATCCAGATATACGATAACTTTCGAAGCCCATTAAAATATAGCGGACGTACAAACGCGGTAAGACCATTAACTGACACGCACCCACTTCCGGCTATCATACCCGGAAGCGCTGCTGTAAACAGTATTATACTAGATCAAGGTCTTAATTTTACCTCAAATAAGCTTTATAAGTTTAGCCTTCTTACGCCCACTTACAACACAACGACTGGAGACGCAAGTGACATTAGACGAGGACAACTCCAAAACCTTTTGTTTAGCGGTGCTCACGTAAACACTCTCACAGGTGACTACCGGTCCGACCTGACGGAAGGCGGCAGCGGAATATGCACGCAAATATATTTTAGCACTGGAGCCCCTTTTGGAGGAACAGGAAACCAGTTAGATTTTGACAATTACGTAATCACCGGATATACCAATACGGGCGTAAACGCAGATGGAAGTTCGGATACTGTTGCTAGCTATTCAGGAGGATGTTATTCCGGAGAGAATTTAATTTGGAGTGTCGAGCCTAACGATCCAAACGACACAGAATTTATTAGTGGAAACTATTCCAATTACAAAATCATAAACATCAAGGAAGAAGAACAAGCTTACGGAATTTCAGCCTTAGCCTATTCTACCGGAAAGTATGCTGACATAACCGGAGCAGCAGGCCTCTCGTCTGCCGAGACAATAAATCAACCTCTTTTTCCCACGGGAGAAACGAAACCGTCTACCAATATAACGGAGTTACCCAATGAAGATGGGACAAACCCAATCTTTACCGTCAGGAAAGGGGAGCCCTTCGACGCAGATAACCCAACACGGGTTTCCTCCTTCAAAACTATAGAGGTTGAATTTGATCAGGCTGGATTCGAAGTTGAAAGGAACGACGACAACTTTGTAGTAATAAACCCCGTGGGAAGTAGTGGCGGACAAAATGACAACACCTCAGCTAAAGAAATTTATGACATAGACTACACAATAGGAATAACGACACAGGACCTAGGTGTAGATGGTGACTCACGGGCCTTGTACGGGTTACCCGCCGCGGGAATAGAGAAGGATATTGTATACATAGTGTCCCCTAACAAATTTAAAGAATATAAGAGTTTTACAAAAGGGCTAATAAGCTACTCGGATACCGAACATACCCTAGGGGACATCCCGGCAGACTCCAGAATCTTCGCAGAATATTTGGTGACGGACACAGAAAACCTAGACGAAGATACAAAAGATTTTTGGGTTTCTCTTTTTGCAACCTCTATTACCAACGACGTTTCCTTCGGAATGGTAACCAAAATAGAAGTGGATGGTTTACGAAGTGCCTTTAATTCGATAGTGGGATCCTCGAAAATAACCAACCTAACCACAAGTGAAATATCTACCACCTCAGAGCTGGATTTGCACCCCATAAACGACCCCTTCCCTGCGTTTAACTGGCACTTTTCGGCTGGTTCCCTCGTAAACACGGACCCAACCGATACCAATATTCCCAATTTCTCGCTGTCGTTCCCTGATAATACGGCAGATTACAGAATAACACTACGAGAACCCAAACCCGCAAGTGATACTGATAACCCCAATTCCCCAACCAGCACCATTTACGTTGAAGTAACAGGTTATGGCGTCCCCAACCTTACCCCCTCTTTTGTTGTCAGCCCCGCCTTCGTAGACCCTAACCAAAT